CCAAGGAGAAATCCGAGGAAGATAAAAGTTCTTTAACAACGCAATCTTCAGAAGACAAGTCGGAGTCGGCTTCCGAAAAGAAGCCTACCCGTTACGAGAAGGCTAAGTCACGACTTGAGAAGGAGTGGGAAGATGTCCGAGCCGAGAAAGCCAGAATCAAAGCAGAACGCGAACAGATCGAGGCTGAAAGGGCAAGGAAGACTCCAGAAGCTCCTCAAGGCGAGACAAAGACGGCAAGTCGCAAGTTTAGCGCGGAAGATTACAGGGAAGCGGCAAAGAGCTACCGTGATGAAGGCCGTGACGATCTTGCGAAACTCGCTGAAAACAAAGCCAGCGAGATTGAGGTTGAGGACAAGAAAGAGTTCCAGCAGAAAACCCAAGCAGAGCTAAAGTCTGCGTGGGACAAGAATCTGATGGAAGAGGTTGACGCAAACCCAGAACTCAAAGATTCAACTACTCCTCTGTACAAAGCCGTAACGGAAATGTTGCAAAACCACGCTATCCTGCGTAATTACCCAGCGGGTATCAAGGATGCGGTTGGAATTGCAAAGGTTAAGCTTAAAGCGGAGTCCGCCTCCGATTTGTCGAAAAAGGTTGCAGAGTATGAGAAAGAACTTTCTCAACTCAGAAAAGCGACTACTCCAGCGTCAGGTCAACCCAAAGGTCCTGCCAAGACTAAAGCTTTTCACGAACTCTCGCTCGATGAGCAAGAACGTGAATTGATGAAAATGGCAAGCGAAGTTGACAGAGGTTGAGTAGTCATAACAAACAAGGATACTTAATTATATGGTAACTACTGGTTCAGTCAGCGCACAGTTCCAGACGTACTTCTCGAAGGCGTTATTGGAACGTGCAATCCCATTGCTCCAAATGGAGCAATTCGCAATGAAAGCCCCCTACCCGACCAAAACGGGTGGAAACAAAACGATTCGGTTCTTCCGCTTCGGCGATCCCAGCATCACTGCGATCTCCGCTTTGTCGGAAGGAACGACTCCTTCTTCTGGTGACGAGCGTGATCTCACGTTGTCCTCGGTTGAGGCAACCTTGGTGCAATATGGAAGCAAAATCATCCTCACGGATGTCGTGCTCGCTACAGAGCTATTTTCTCATCTTGCCCAGGCCACTAAACAACTCGGCGAAGATGCCGCCCTCCACGCTGACACCCTCTGTCACCGTGCGTTGGTGCAGGACTCCTCGACCAGCACTGGTACTGGTGTAGCAGTCAAGTCCTACGCTCGTTATGCTCAAAACACAACGAACGGCACGACCTGGGCTACCTCGTCCGTTGCTAACAGCGCAATGACCGCCACCGACTTGCTCGATGGTGCGACTTCGTTGTTCATCGCCCGCGCTCCTAAGATCAAGGACGGCTACGCGCTTGTTGCGCATCCTGCCGTTATCCGTGATCTACAGCAGGACGATGATTGGTTGAAGGTGTCGAGCTACTCGGCTCCCGACCAAATCTTCAAAGGTGAGACTGGTAAATTGTTTGGCGTGTCGGTCATTTCTTCGACCAACGTCCAGACCTTTAATACCTCCGCCTCTGGTATCGCTGAAAACAGCGTAGGAACAACTGGTGTTAACACTGGTTATGCAAACGTCCTCCTCGGTGGTGGCGCGTTTGGTGTTCCTAGCTTGTCTTCATTGGCCGCCTCTGGCTCGCCCTTCGCTCCGAAGGTCACGATCCTTGATGCTGCTGATAAGAGCGATCCTTATGGACAGCGCGTTGTTGCGTCCTTCAAGACGTTCTACGCGGCCAAGCAACTCGATCCTCGGTTCTTCCGAGTCATCGTTGCGAAGTCCAACTACAGCTAATAATTAAATGGGAACCATGCTAGTCATTGGTATGGGTCCTCGGAAAGCTGGGGAGGGTAAAACCTCCCCAGCCTCTTCCACTAAGGAGAAACCAGCTATGAAAGAAGGATTGGTTAAATTGCCGATCTCTATGTTCGAGCTAGGTGAAGGCGAAGAAAACGCCACACCAGAAGCTGGAGACATGGTGGAATTGGAAGGTGTAGTGGAGAAAATTGAAGGTGGCGTGGCTATGGTGCGTGTGAACAACGCTATGGCTGAAGCATCTGAAGAAGAATCCGCTGTACCCGAAGAGTCCGAAGAAGACCGTATGATGAAGATGGCCGAGGAGTCGGATAAGGAAAACTATAGCTAATGCCTGTTTACCAGTACGAGGACTCCAGAAATGGGAAAGTTGTCGAACTGGAAAAGGCTGTGGCCGAAAGGGATTCTGTCCCTCGTTACCTTAAACGATTCACCGTCCCGCAAAGATTGAGCCTAGTGGGGGTTGGCGAACCCCTCGACAACCCGCTGGGAGTCAATCAAACAAACTTAATGAAGGGGTACTATCGCCAAGAACAAAAGCTTGGCAGTAGATTCAAAAGCAAGTTCACGCCAGATAGCATCAAACGTGCGACTTTAAGGAGAAAAAAATATGGCATCTGAGTTTCAACGCAGTCCGATTAAGGCGAAGAATAAGTCAGTCCGCATTGACGGATCTAACTTTGCTAACGTAATTGAGTTTACGGCAAGCTCCAGCGGTGGCACTGTTAACACAGTTGCAACAGCCCCTGCGTCCTTGAACGTGACTCTTAACGGCACGAGCTATCGCATCGCGCTACATAGCTAATGTCTCGCGCACTAGATAAATTCCAAGGTCAATACGGATTCTCCGTAGGGACAACTGGAACAGCTCCTGCTGGCTACTGGGCGATCCAGATGCTTGCAGATACCACGTTTAGCACGATTAGTGGTAAATTCGATGGTACTCTGACAGGCGTTACGATTGGCGCAGGCAACATCATTTACGGTGAATTCAACAGCTACACGGCTGGAACTGGCACTGTAATTGGTTACATAGCTGGTTAATGATTGAAGTAATCACATCGCCAAAGGTTCTAGTCCTTGGCGGGTGATTGCATTGTGATTTTATGCCAAGATTATCCATAGGACTAGGAGTGCAAAACACCAGCAAGGTTGGTGGTCGCACGATTTTTAGGATCTTAATCTCTGGTGCTGGTACAGCGACATCAAATGGTGAATATGTTTGGGATGGGGTAACAATAAGTAGTGGAAAGCCCCAATATGATAATCCTAATGGTAGCCAAATTTTTTGGTTTCCAGGTGAAGACCAATGGATATTGTACGATGGTATCGAAGGAAATGATACATATAGCAGTACAGATTTAATAACTTGGAGTGCTCTGGGTGGATCATCCCCAGCCCCAACCTCCACTCTTTACTACACGCCCTAGCGTGTTAAACTAAAAAGGACAAATATATGGGACGCCAATGGAACACGATTATTGAGAGTTTAGGACCGCTTTCTGGCGGTACTGGCTTATCGATCAATGCTAACCTAACAGAGCTAGAGGCGTTGGTTACAACGCTTCAAGCGGATGTTGCTGATGGGGTAACCGCAAACATTGGGAATCCTGCTGAAATTATTGGCGGAGGCTATTCTAGCTTGTTTGAAATTGCAGATAGCGGAGAACTTTCTGTTAATGTTCCAAATGCTGTTATAACAAGGCAAGAAGCAACAACATCTGGCGGAACTGGTCCTACCGATTTCACCTCTACCAGCTACGGAACAATTGCACCAACAAATGGGAATAGGATTGGTTGCACAATTTTTAATTCTGGGCCAGGAAACCTTCACGTCACTCTAGGCACAGCAACAACAAGCACGTCTGCATTTACAATCAGATTAAGTGCTGGAGATTACTATGAAGTTCCATTCAGATACACAGGCTTGATCGGCGGTATCTTTGCTACCGCTGGAACTGCTGAAGTCACGCAGTTGAGCTAGGAGTAGGCGATGCCTTTGTATTCGCCTACTAGCCCATTGCCAAAGAATATGATGGTACGCAGAGCTTTTAATCCAAACAAAATATCTGGGCTTATTATGTGGTTAGACGCTAACGATTCGACATCGTTATTTGATGCAACAAGCGGCGGAAATAATGTGACAACTGATGGTGGGTCAATAGCTAGATGGCGGGACAAAAGCACGTCTCAAAAAGATTTTAAGCAAGCCACATCTGGGAATAGGCCAATCTTAAAGATTGCAACACAAAATGGAAAAAACTCGGTAAGGTTCGATTCAATTAATGATTTCATGGAAATGGATTCTGCTTTTAGTGGACTGACTTCTGCCTCCTATTTTATTGTGTTAAAAATTGCTATAGACCCACCAACAGATCAATCAAAAACAGGCCATCCAATAATGTTTATTAATGCTACTCCTGCCTTTGGGCTTGCATCGCACTACACTTGGGTTGATGGAAACATATACGACTCAACATTGGCAACGACACGCAAGACAGTTGGGAATCCGACACCAAATCTTACAAATTTCCACCTATACAATGTGTCGGCAACAAGTGCCTCTTGGACAGCAAGGCTAAATAAAACACAAATATTTACAACGGCTGTAAATGTATTCAGCTCATCAGAAAAAACAATAGGAAGATCAACCGATAGTGTTACTTTATATTATTTTAACGGAGATATTTCGGAACTGATTGTTTACAACTCCGTTCTTTCAGCTAACGACAGAACATCAATAGAAAACTATTTATACCAAAAATGGGGATTAACATAATGCCCCTCCTCATCCTCACCCTCTTGCTCTGCTCCTGCTCTCCCAAGCCAGCGGATAACAATGTACTGCCTCGCTATTCCGATATGGGAGCAGCCACGGACGCTGGTAATGTCAAATGAAACGCATCGCCATGTGGCTGACCAATTTGAGTTTGCGTTTCTTAATGACGGGGCAGGAATACGCCTGTTTCAAGGAGGCGTTAAAGTTTGCCGTGGAGAACAACAACATGGTCAAGGAGACCAAGTACATTGGCAAGGTAAAGCATCTCCTATCTGTCAACAGAAGCATCAAGCGGATAGTCGAGGAAGGCCGAGATCGGGACGAGGTTGTGGATGCCGTTGTCCATCTTGCAGTTTCACTAAGATACTTGGAGGGTAAGGGTCGTGAGTCTTGATGAAGTGGCTGATCTGCGCGATAAGGTGCAGAACGTGTCAATCGCTCTTGTTCGGATGGAGGAGCGTCAAATGACATTGTACTCTATGATCGAAAAGTCACTTGCTTTTCATGGGGATGTTGCTAATAGATTAGGTGCGCTGGAACACCTGCGGACGAAGGTTCTGGCTGTAGCTGGGCTAATAGGGCTTGCTTGCTCAATGGCCTGGGATGTCCTCAAAAACCGCCTTTCTAACTAGGAGACTAAACAATGGCTTCATTTACCGCAGGAACTACATTTGTTGACGGGGTATCCAATGACGTAACAGCCGCCAAGCTGGGCAATCTAGTTACCAACGCAACGCCTACTTCTGGCTTTATTCAAGATCGTACTGCTGAGACTGTTATTGCAACAAACGATACATTGCTTATTGGTGATGCTTCAGACTCAAATAATTTGAAGCGGATGACAGTAGCCAACTTCACTCAAACCCTGCCAACGGCCAAGGTTACAACTGGCACGATTGAGACAGGCACGTTTGGAACTACAACATCTACAGCCGCCACAATTACTACTGGAACGATTGAGACAGGCACGTTTGGGACTACGACATCTACAGCTGCTACGATTACAACTGGCACAATCCCAACCCTAGTTGCAACAACTCTTGTCACCACAGGCACAGGCACAGCAGCAGCCCCAGCAATCGTTCCTACTGGCGATACCAACACTGGAATCTTCTTCCCAGCGGCAGACACCATTGCGTTTAGCGAGGGTGGAACGGAGGCGATGCGGATTGATGCGAGTGGTAGGGTTGGGATTGGAGCAACTACTGTTGGGGCACTTCTAGATATTGCAAAATCTGACAACTCAGGTTCAGTTTCAGATTTTCCATCAATCAGAGTAACAAATACTAACTCAACACTTGGTAACAATACTTCAACGTATAATTACGCAAGAATAGATGTTAAGTCTGGAAATGGAGTAGTATTTGCAGACTTTGGAGCAAGATACGATTCGTCATACTCAGGTGCATATTTAGGAGCAGAATCAGTACATCCACTTATATTCCAAACTGGCGGCACAGAACGTCTACGCATTGATTCGAGTGGGAAAGTTCTTATTGGAACAACCTCAAATGATACTGGTGGTAGGCTTGAGGTAAAACAGGGATCAAGCGAAACAGGGATCGGGATTCAGTCATCTGGAACCGATGATTCAAAATTATTCTTCAGAACCGCATCTGGAACTTATGGTGGAGATATTTTATTCAACGGATCTTATTTAAAGGTTTCTGCTGGAGCAACAGAAAGGATGCGAATTGAGTCGTCTGGGAATGTATTATTTGGTAAGGCAACATCAAATATTGCTCAGTCGGGAGTTTTGCTATCACCAGCAATCAACGAGTTGACCGTATCTGGTGGGCAGATAATGAGCATAAACAGAACATCAAACGATGGTTCTTTAGTTGTTTTTTATCAAGATGGAACTGGTGAGGGAAGCATATCTGTTGCTGGAACAACAGTATCTTATAACGGAGGACATTTATCAAGATGGTCACAGCTTCCCAATGGACAGCGAGATCCAGAAATCAAAAAGGGAACTGTATTATCCAATCTTGATGCAATGTGCGAATGGAGAGATGCTGATGGGAATCTTCTTCAAAACGAACAGCTAAACAAAGTTAAAATTTCTGATGTTGAGGGCGATTCAAATACAGCAGGCGTGTTTGTTAATTGGGATAATGACGATCAAGACAATCCATACGATTTGAATATGGCAATGACAGGAGATATGATTATCCGTATTGCTCAAGGAACAAGCGTTAATCGTGGTGATTTATTAATGTCTGCTGGCGATGGAACGGCCAAGCCTCAAGGCGATGATATTATCCGATCTAAAACTATAGCCAAGGTTACTTCAACAAATGTCACTTGCACCTACGAGGACGGAAGCTATTGCGTCCCATGCGTGCTGATGGCTTGCTAAATGACCCTAACTGAAATCGCTCAGTACGCTGGCGAGAAGGTTGGCAAGACCGACTCGGATACGCTTACCTTCTTGCAGAAGGCTGCAAGCTTGGCCTACCGCCGAGTGTGGGACTTTGCACCTTGGCGCGAGACTGTAACCAACTCCACCTATTCGGTTGGCACAAGCCGCACAATCACGCTTGGTACGAATGTAGAAACTCCTCTCTCTGTGGCTTACAACGATGCCGAGGTTGATCCGATTGACTTGGCAACGATTGTAAGCCAAGACCCAGGCTTGCTTTCTGATGACCGCACTGGCGATCCAGATACCTACCATTTCACAGGGCGCAACAGCAGTGGCGTTGCACAGCTTAACCTTTACCCAAGGCTTGCCACATCTGGAACGATTCCTTTGCGTGTTGTGGAGAAGCTGAAATGCATCACTCGCTCCAACTATATTGTTGACTTCCCTCCATCCACAGACGCTCTTGGTGATGAACTTCGTTTGCCCCACGTTCATCACTTGGTTCTTGCCCTGACTCACGCTGATGCACTGGAGCGTGAACGGCAGTACACCAAGGCACAGGTAATTACACAAGGGGCAAATTCTGATCTTGCAGCTATGGCTAACTACGAGTTGAGCCAGGTTGGAGGCGTGAAACAGATTACCCCACAAAGCCTTGGCGAACTAACCATAGAAGAAATGTTCTCAGCTTAAAGTAGGCTTTATGCCTTACTACATAGACACAACAGACGATGTACTGTCAATTGCTGGGTCTACCAGCTTTGAGGGTGGGCAAGCTTCTGGAATTTCCCCAAGCTTAATTGCAAATAATCAAGCCAGCGAAATTTCCAACATGACGATTAGCCCGTCTGGAATCCTCCAGACTAGGCAAGGCATTGAGCAAGTATCTGCAAACGTATCGAGTGGATCAGGAATTCAGGGTATGCACTACTTTGACACGCCAAACATTGAGGAAATTGTTGTTGCTTGCAATGGAGCAATTTTCAAATCAACAAGTGCGACAAGCTTTGCCACAACCTCTGGAACTGTAACAAGCGGCGCAGTACAGGTTGATTTTTCTCAGTTTAATAACAGGCTTTATTATTCGGATGGAGCAAGCAATCTGCATTTTACGGACGGAACAACGGCATTTAGGCAAGGCACAAGTGTTCTTTCAATTACAGTTACAAACGATGGAACTAGCTATGGCTCTGCCCCAACCGTCACAATTGGCGCGCCCAACCTAGCATACGGAACAACGGCCAGCGCGGTTGCAACAGTGGCATCCAATAAGGTAACTGCAATAACAGTCACAAACGCTGGTTCTGGGTATACTTCAGCACCTACAGTTACAATTACTGGTGGAGGCGGGTCTGGCGCAACAGCAACAGCCAGCGTTTCTGCTCTCTCGCCATCTGGCCTTCGCCTCATTCGCCAGTTTACCAATCGTTTATTTGCAGTTGGAACTGGCGATAATCGCAACACGCTTTACGCATCCGACATCCTTGATGCTGAGGTATGGAAGGCAACCAATACAATCGTTGTCGGTGGTAATGATGGCGAGGACATTATCGCCATCCAGCCATTCTTTGACTTTGAATTGCTCGTTTTCAAACCAAACAAGATTTACCTAGTAACTGTTGATCCAACCTCAACAACTGCTTCTGGCTGGACTGTAAGACTGATTAACGACAAGATTGGTTGTCAAGCATCCAGATCCGCAATCTTTACCAACAAGGATGTATTATTCCTGTCTAATGACGGAATAAGAAGCGTTGTGAGGTCAGCAGCCGATGATTTTTACACCGTAGGCCCAACTCTTAGCGAGCCAGTTAAGAATGTGATAGCAAGAATCAATAGGAGCTATATTGGTTCTTCAAACGGAGCGTTCCATAACAACAGGTATTATCTGGCTCTTCCTCTGGACAACTCAACAACCTGCAATTATGTGCTTGTTTACAACACGCTGTTTGGATCATTTGAGGGCTTGTGGTCAATAGCCGCAAACGCAATGACCAAGACCAACTTCTCTGGTGGGTACTCAGTAAACTGCGTAAAGCTTGCGGTTGGCAGTCCTACAGGACAGGTTGGACATCTTTACGATTACCTTGATCCAGATTTGCAGGGTGATGGCAACACAGAGTACAAGGACTACGGAACTTCCTATGCGTCCTACGTTGTGACCAAGGCTTACGATTTTGACGACAGGATTTCAAAGAAGTATGGGTCGCACTATGAGATGGAGTACTATTACTCCACAGCCACCAATTGCACCATAGGCATGAAGCGGGAGACAGACTCTCAATATGTCACAATTGGAACAGCCGTAGACACATCGACCCCAGGAGGATTAACCCTACCATTCACGCTACCAGCTACGCTTTCGGCTCAGACCTACAACTTTAGGGCTGATAGTCTTAGGTCTTATCAGAAGTGGCGCAATATGAAGTTCAAGATGGAGGCTCCAGGTAAGAAGCTTTCCATTAAGCAAATTATGATTGCCGCCAACCCAGACACCATTGAGGTGCAAAAGAATATATGACGGCTATTGAATACATTGAGGAAAGCGGTGTTCCAGAGGCTATGTGGCCTAACCTGGCTGAGTGGTTTGGATGGTTCGAGAAGCAGGGTATGGTCGGAATAGTAAGGGATGAGGAAGGTATAGCTGGGGTGGCTTTGGCTAGGTGTATAAAGGATGGGCAAAAGGCTGACCATTATGTGCATAGCGAAGATGGTGAGAATGTGTTTGTTGATTTGACTATCTCCTCAAAAGGTGCTAAATCCTTACGATGCTTGCTGTTGCTCTTGGCAGAGCGTTTCGGTCCTCGCAAGCGGATCACCTTTAATCGTTCTGGCAAACCAAGGAGTTACGAATATATGAAATTTATGCGAAAGGCTTTACTCTAATGGGTGGCGGTCCTTCTATTCCTGCACCTCCGCCTCCGCCCGATCCGCTGAAGGCGGCTCAGGCGAATGATATTTTCTATCGCTCAAGCCTTGAGACCTATATTCAGAAACAGCCAGAAATTGCTGCGCTGGAACAAAGGTTGCGGGAGAAGTATTCTCCGCGCCAGCGTGAACTAGAACGCCAGATGTCAGCCTTGGATTTGCAGAGATCAGCCCAAGCTGGCTTGCAGGTTGAGCGTGAGCTTGGCCCACAACGTTCTTTGGAGGCTATGCGCCGTCAATTTGAAATGGCTCCAGAAGCATACGCAACTCAGCGTGGCTTGGGTCAACAAGCCGCAGTCCAGTTCGCTCGCCTTTATGGCCAATCTCCTATGGGTGCAGTTCCACAGAATGTCCAGCAATCGCAGGGAATAGGCAATGTTGATTACTTGAGCAATCTGCCAAGAGTAGGAGTCGGCTAATATGGCAACAGCAGCAGAAAGAGCAGCAACAGCGGCTGCTACAAAAAGAAATAATGCCATTAATACAATTAAGAAGGCATTGCCACAATTGGCTAATCCAGAAAATTATGTTACATCAGCAAACAATGCAGATTTAACTGCAGCCAGGAAAGAATATTTAAAAACAAATCTTGGATTAGATCCAGCCTTGTTTAAGTCTGGCGGTTCCTATGATCTCACAAAAGCCAACAAAGCGTATGCAGTAAAGTCGCTTGGTTTGGATTACACGAAGTTTGCAAAGGGCGGTTACGACATAAAGCAGGCCAACGAAGCCGCAAGGTTCAAGGAACTTGGAGTAAAGGATGTTGAGTCGCTTATTGACTCTAAGGGCAAATTCAACGTAGCTGGCGGAGAAGAGAAGTTAATTAAGGATGTTTACAAACTAGACCCAGCCAATTTTGCTTTTTCTGGAACAGTAGTTGTGGGGCAAAGGCCAAATCCTGTTACTGGCAAGCAAGAAAACATAACCCAACAAGTATTGAAATATGACATCGCAAAGGCGGGTCAAAGGTTTGAAGAAGCTCGCCCTAGAATAGAGACAGTCTCACAGTATCCAGCGAACTTTACACAAGCAGTAAATAATTACTCGAAAGCTTTTGAGGCTGCAATATCGGTTGGGCTTGAGAACATAAACGATGCGGATAAGGCAACCCTTCAAAAATTGGGAAGAACGGTAAGAGATTTTTCTGGAAAGAATATAAGCGAAAATCAACGCAGTATTATTGATAGAATCAATGACGTAGATACGACAATCAATAATTATGATGCCCAAAGAAAGATTCTGGAAGAGCAGGGCAAGAATATCCCTGGATCTCCAGAATACAATAAGCTTACTGCTGTTGAGAAAAAACAAGTCGATCAGGCTTGGGCCAAAAACAAAAGCCAAAACAATGCGCGAGAAAAACTTTTGCAAAGCAGAGAATCTGCCATTCGCCTTGCTACTGACGCAAAGAATCTAGCTCCTCGCTTTCAAGAATCATTTACTAGATATGGCCTATCTGATGTTGTTCAAGGCATTGGAGGAAGGGCCGCCGATCTTGCCAAGGTTGATACTGGGCTTGCAAATCTTCGCGCCAATAAAGTCTTTGGAACTGATGCGTTGTCTGGGAAGTTAAACTCTCAAGTTACAGACGATCAGATTCTTAATGACATCAACACGGCCAGAAAGAATGAGTATAAAAGTCTGTATGATATTGGCACAGCCGCAACAACCGATCTGCAGAGCCAGATTGCTCAAGCCAACCAGTTCTTGTCCGATCTTCCAGCAAACGACCCTAGGCGTGCCGAAGCACAGAAATCAATTGATAGCCTAAATTCAGAATTGGCAGAGGCGCAAAAGGATACTCTTGAGGCTAAGAATCTTTTCGAGAATTATCAGCCCGTATCTGGCGAGCAAGCTACTGGTGCAATATCGCAATTCAGAGAATCCTTACGCCTTCCAGAAGAACGAACACTAAGACAGCTTGATGAGATTGACCCCACTGTTGGAGCAACTGTCCGCGCTCTTTCCAAGCAGTACCAGACGATGGCCGAAACTCCTCTTGAGGCAACGACCAGCCCAGAGACAGAAGCCTTTAGGCGTGATGTTGAACAACGGATTGCTGGTCAAGTTGCGCTAGGCTCACAACTTGGTGCGGAAGAGCAGAGGCAGTATCAGCAGGCTGCAAGGGCAGCACAGACTGCCAGAGGCAATATCTTTGGCGTTGCACCAGCCGTAGAGGAAGCAGTCACAACTGGATTGGCTGGGGAGCAAAGGTTACAGGCTCGCCTCGGAGCAGCGCAAGGATTCTTGGCTTCTGGTCAAAGCATGTCAGACGCAATTGCGCGTGACGTTGGTCTGCGTAACGCCCTTACTCAATCCCGCCTTGGCGCGGCTCAAGGGTTTATTGCAAGCGGTCCTACGCTGTACAACTTGGCCTCCCAGCGTTTGGGGCAACAGCAGAATATTCTAAACAATTATCTTGCTGCATCCGCACCTCAATCTACTGGTGGATTCCAAGCTACGCCTTCAGCCGCCAATCCGTATGCCTACGTCAATCCTAACGCTGGATTCGTTGGCGCGCAGAATGCGGCCAGCATTTACAATACGTTGGCGGATTATGCTGGATCGACTTACGGTGCGCAGGTTGGTGCGATTTCTAGGCAGCCGAGTGGGGCTGAACAATTTGGTCAGATTGCTACTGGTCTTAGCAACCTAATCAAGATATAAGGAGATTTATGGCAGTATTAGATATACCAGCAATGATGGATATGTTTCGGCAGGACGAGGCTCAGAAGCAAGCTGCTGCTGAAGCGCAGAGAAAGCAGGCACTTGAAGAGCGTGCAATGGCTATCAAGGAACAGCCAGACGTTGACTTTACATTTGAAAAGGGTGGACTGAAAGTCAAAGGCAAGCTAAAGGATCTTCCTACTTTAAGCCAAGATCCAGCCTTTGCTCCTTATCTCGCTGGGATTGGTAGCACAATCACGAATGAGCAATCATTGGAGAACGAGGAAGTTCAGGCTCAAAGGGAATCAATCAATGACAGATTGCGTAAGCTTTCCGCTGAAAGACTTAAACAAAAACTTGAGATTGCAAAAGGCGACACTCGCACTGGAGCTATGGAGCTTGGTCTTGGTCTTGTAGGGCTGAAGAAAAGATCCGATGTAATGAAGGAGCTTGAGGCCGAACGTGGGGTGCTTCAAGGAAGAATGGCAGAGCTTGGATTCAACAGGCAAACTGGTCAAATGGAAACCGAGACTCCAGAAGGCGCACCAACAGCTACAGCCCCAAGCGCGCCAGCTATTGCTGCACCAACAATGGAACAGCAACCAGCCCAACCCCAAGCACCAAAGAATTTCAATAGTCTTCAAGAAGCAAGGGCAGCAGGCGTGAAGCCTGGGGAACTTATCTACATCAACGGAAAGCCAGGACGACTGCAAGCGAGGCAGTAAGCAATGGCTATAGAGCCAGAGCTTGAGTTCGTTCCAGAGCAGGAACAAGATTTAGAGTTCGCCCCGCTTTCTCAAGAGGAAGCTGGAAACTTAACCAAAGCCGAATATCTCGCATCTGGTGGCAAGCCAGAGGAAGTTATCTCGCCAGAACGCAAGGCTTTACTAGATCAAGAAACACAGCGTCAGCTACAGGCTGGAGCAACTCCACGGCAAGCATCCATTGAGGCTGGCAAAGCCTTGGATGCAATGGGCGCGATCCGCAGGCCAGACGGAACGATAGCGGAAGGATACAAGCCAACAGCGCAGGCGTTGGCTGAAGGCATTATCGAGACTCCAGCAATCCCAGCCGTAAAGGAAGCACAGAGGTTGGGCATCGAAACCGTATCCTCTGGAACGGACAAAGCTACAGGCGTTGGATTTGCAATTGGAAGAAACAAGGACGGCAAGGTGGTACGCTTTGAGGCTGACAAGGATGGCAATGTTGACTCCTTTGAGCTTGAGCCAGAAGAACCCAGCAGGCTAGGCGCGATTGCTCGCACTGTTGCAAGCCAAGTAATCCCCGCAACCACTGGTGCTGTGGCTGCTGAAACCGCTGCTGCACTTACACCTGGAGGTATACTCCCAAAGCTGGCTACTGGCGCGATTGCTGGTATCGGTGGATTTATCGCAGGCCAGAAGGGTCAAGAGGCTGCTGGTAAAGCGTTGCTAGGTCCAGAGCGTATGGCTCGAATCAGCGAAGTATTACAGCGCGATGTTGAGAAGTATCCAATAACCACAACGGCTGCATCCATTCTTACGCCTACTGGCGGTGGGTTGGTTGGATTGGCAAAAGGAGTTCGCGGCGCATTAACTCGCCCAGCCACTCAAGCTGCTGAAGCTGTTGCACCTGCCGTAACCCCAGCGGTTGAGGGTGCTTTGCCGAAGGCAGTTGAGGCAGTTGCTCCGAAGGCAGAACAAGTAGTAGCAAAAGCAAGCGTTCCTCCAGTTGAATTGCCAATTGAATTGCCTGCAACACCAAAGGGAATTGGGTATAGACAAGCTGGAGTAAAGATGGTGAAAGATCCATTCCTTAACAGAGAAGTGCGCGAACAGCTTGCAAAGAGTGAGGATATAAAGTATGCAAAGTTTGGTCAGAAGGCATTGCAAGATGCCCTAGCAAACGAGTCCGATGATGTTGTAAGAGGAATTTTTGAAAGCGGAACTGCTCCTCAAAAAGTAGTTGCCAATGCCGAGCTAATTAACCGAGCATCAAAACAGAATGATGTTAAGTCATTGATTGATCTTGCGAAGACAAGAATAAAACTACCTACAGAAGCTGCTCAAACTGTTGCAGCAATGAGGACTCTCCCATCGGCAACCCAAAATGGATACCTTGCTACACTAAGCGTTTTTCTTGATAAGAATGGAAGAACCCTTACTCAGCCTCTTCTTATAGAAGCCAGAAATCTTTTTAAGCTACAAGCCAGAACTAGGTCAACCTATGAAACTCTTGCGGAAAGAGCAAGAAATACGCTGGATGATGTTGACATACAGAAAGCAATTCAAGCAGAGAAAAGATTTGTTGAAAGTGCGTTTAGATTCCAGAACTTTGAGTCAAGACTTGTTCCTAAAAAGTTTTTTGCTGAAACTCTGCCAACCGTAATACAGGGAAATCTTCTTGCTCCTTTGTCATTGGTCACAAATCTTTGGAGCAATGCGGTAAGCTCATTGCCCAGAGCGATGGGAAGACAGGGTGCGTTTATAAGCCAAGAAGTAGCAAGGGCGTTCAAGAAATCAGTTGGACTTCCAGTTGCAGAGAGAACTGTGTCATCACCAATATCTTTGGCTGGAGCAAGAAGAGTTGGGGAAACAGTTAAAGCATTTGTTCGTGGAGGCGGAGAAGGATTGGCTGGGTTAAAAAGAGGCATCAGTGCCGAAGGGTTATTGTCTGGAGAGAAAATAAGAGGATTCCAGCCAGCCCAAGCGTTTAGACAATTTTGGACAGGATCTGGATTGGCTAAACCAGTTCTTAACGGATGGAAAGGATTGGGGCAGGCTGGGCTTGATAGGGCTAGACTGGCCGCCGAAACGGTGCTTGGCGTTCCGCCAGAAACAATGTTGCGACTACTTCAGCTTGGAGATACTCCATTCAGAAGAATGGCTCAAGCAAGGCTTTTGGCTGAATCCGCACAACTTCAAAGAGTATCCAAGATTTCTTCTCTTAATAATGAGCTTTCAAAATTGTTGTCAAAACCCAAAACAACAGCAACTGACTCAGCAAAAATACAAGACATTAGAAATCAAATTGAGTCGATTGGCAAAAGAGAAATTGGAAAAGAAATTTCAGTAGCAACAAGACTTCCATCAGCGGAAGCTTTAGGAAAAATAGAACAAGAGGCAGCAGAAGCCGTGTTCCAGCAGGACACGCCGCTATCAAGAGCAGCCTTGAGCGTATCAAATATGTTTGGCCTTGGTAATAGGGTTGGATTGGCGAGGACTCTTGGGAAGACAATTATCCCATACGCAAAGACACCAGCAAATGTGATCGATGAAATGCTTGATTATTCGCTTCCTGGTTATGCGCTCGTCACAAAGGGAATACCAGCAATGCAATCCAAGGACGCTAGAGGCGTACACATGGCAATAGGAAAAACATTAACAAGCCTAACCATAGGGGCAGTTGCAAAAACATTGTCGGACGCTGGGGTGATTGGCGGGTCGGCAGAGGATTCCGAGAAGACTAGGGACATACAATACAAAACACTTCCTCCTCGAACAATAAACCTTAGCGCGCTGGAAAGATTTGCGGAGGGTGATTCCACAGACCTCCAGCCTGGTGATCGTGTTATGAATCTTGAGAAAATGGGGATTGTTGGCGGAATGCTTGCAACTTGGAATGAGGCAAGTAAGGCAACGGACAAGGGTGAATTTATAAGTCCAGAATTTTTAACTGCACTTGTCCCAGAAACCTTGTCATTTGCTATGAACCAAAGCTTTCTGAAGGGAACAAACAGCCTTCTTTCGGCAATGCTGGACGGCAAGAGAGATAGGATGGATAAGTGGATTGCCAATTACTTTGGAACAGTATCTTCAATAGTTTTCCCCAATACGCTTAGTGCTGTGTCAAGGTCTATGAGCGATTCATTACCAGAGAAAATAAAGATTAAGGATATTGAGGGTGAAGATACAACAGAAAGAACGCTAAATTTATTTGGCGAAGTCCTCAAGAGGAAGCTTCTTGGCTATGCAGAGGATTTGCCAAGAAAGATTGATATATGGGGAAGAGAAATACCGCAGACACCAGAAGGTGCTGATCCAGTAATGTACAACTTCTTTGATTTCACCAAGTCAAGAGAAGCAACATACGATAAAACCACCTTGGCAATTTACAAGCTATTCAAGGAAACTGAAAATGGAGATGTGATACCACCGAAGCCTTTAGAGCAATTTATGATTGGCAACGAAAAGTACAGGCTATCTCCAGAGTTGTATGAAAAATACTCAAAGATAAGAGGCCGAGCCAACCGCGCTGCTGCTGAAGCATTGCTTGGTGATAGTGGCTTCAAGAGGCTTGGTAGCGAGGATAAGGTTAGGGCATTAAAGAGCGCGTATTCTCAAGTTGGCAGTGACGCAAGAAAAGAGTTTTTGATTCGTAATGAGTCAAAAATTAAGCAAGGCCAAAAACAATGAAGTTTTCAGTAAACCCATCCAAGGATGTTTCCTTGCGAAACGATATGGTGGCAAGAGAGCTTACTGGAACTGGATACGAGCCAGTACCAGAAGAGATAAGAAGGATTGCCCCAATTGAGAAAGCTAGAGAATACGCCAAGCAAGCACCGCAAGTACAACAATCTGTGCCAGAACAACCAGAACTTGACTTCATAGAGGAACAACAGCCTATGCAAACAAAACCAGAACAAGATGCACTACAAACAGCAGCGTTAAAGACGATTGATTTTGAGGCAAGGAAGGACAAGCAAGGAAACGTGCAGGTCTATAAATTGCCAGCAGGAGATATGGGTGGTAATTTTGAGGTTGCTGGTATTAACGACAAGTATCATCCAGATGCCTTCAAAAGAATCTCATCGCTCCCAGCGCAAGAAAGAGCGCAGGCTGCGGCACAATACGTCAAAGAGTACACCAGCCCATTCGTCTCTAAACTTCCCCAAGAAGTCCAACCATTCGCACAGGATCTCGCGTTTAATCGCGGGATGGGCGGCGCAACGAAGTACATCCAGCAAGGATTGAACACGCTGGGGCAGAAGGTGACGGTAGATGGAGGATTAGGTCCGAAGACATTGCAAGCCATCAACCAAGTCGACCCAAAGGCGTTAATGCGTGCAGCCAGCGATGCTCAATTGCAAGACGAATACCGAATGGCTCAACGCAACCCAGCCAGAAAGAAGTTTATTGGTGGACTCGAAAGCAGAATACGAAATAGGCTCGCAATATTTGGAGCTTAATCATTGTCCTCTTCTTGAGATCCAACCCAAACAGCACCTTCATTCATATAGGCAGAACCAGCCTTAATCGTTGTGGAAGTTCCGTAAAAGAAATTCTTAGACTTCGATATGAATGTTTCATCTTTTCCAACAACACTACTTCCAGACTTATAATAAAAACCATCAGTTGAAATTATTGACCTACCAGATGACGATGAATAAGCCATTCCACCATCCTCGGATATTACGCATCCACGGCCACATGAGAATCCGTTGCGTTTTAGCACTGCTCCCACAAAATCAGCAGCGTCAGCTTCATCATCATCAGCCATCACCGATGCCATCAGCATCGCCGTCAGTGTCATAGTTATTATTGCTTTCATTGGGAAAAGTCTCTAGCACAAACCGAATGCCGTCAAGGATGAAATTAACATCACGCCAAGTTGGTGCGGTAGGAGTAGCTCGCGTTACTGGCGCGTTGCTGCGGTGCGGATACAACGTGCTTACGCCCTACGAGGATTTTGCTGGGTACGATGTCGTGGCCGAGAAGAACAATAAGTTTTTCCGCATCCAAGTTAAGACCGCACAGACCGTAGAGCCTGGGCGCACCAAGTACCGCTTCACCACCAGCAGTGGCAATGGCTTTAATATCCCCAAGCGCGCTATCAGTGGCGTGGATTATGTGGCGTGCTGGGGTATGAATGATGATCTATTCTGGCTGTTACCCATCGCCAAGTGCAAAAGCATAACAACTAAGCTTTGCCCCTCGACAGGTCAGAACTGGCGTGTATTCCAAAGCTTGTGAACGAGAAAGAGGCTTGGGCTAAGTTTGAGGAGGGATTGAAGGACATGGAGTCCTTTGATGAGGCTGTGGCTTGGGTTAAGAAGAACAAGAAGATAGTTGAGAAACTGACCATGATGGCAATGATTAGGCGATTTAATGAGGATATTAGCCACGCTAATAAGACTTGGCGGAACTGAAATAGATTAAAATATATATCGACACCATCGCAGGTTGACAGCTAAACCCGATGGATGGGCAAAATCAATAGTCGGGCTAAAGGTGCAGCGGGTGAGCGAGAGTTAGCAAATTACCTGCGCGAACAAGGATGGCAGAAGGCTCGCCGTAGCCAACAGTTTGCAGGCAATCCAGAAGGCGGTAGCGGTGATGTGGTTTGCGAGAACTTCCCATT